CATCAAGGAAATTACTCATATAACTGTAGTTGTCATATATCCACTCTTCCATACTGTAGTCAATTTCTGCGGCATCTTTGGCTTCATCGTCTAAGTCGTATTCATCTCGGACTGCACCGTCTAACCAAGATCTGTAATCATCTTCGTATTCTTGTTCAACATATTCTCTTGCCCAATTCATATACTCCCAACCATCTTCTTCACGGTTTTCGTATTCTTTAGGATCTGCTTCTTCGAAATCTTTTTTGTATTGTTCTATTGCTTCTGAACTTGGGCCACTAGTACTGTCTAAAAAGTCATCTAACCATTCTTCATCTTCACTGACTTCTTCAATTTTATTTGAGACTAAGTCGTCCAAATATTCATCTTGCCCTTTTTGGTATAGCCAATTATTAAAATCTTCGTATGCGTTATCTGGTAAGTCGCCATATGTATATTCGATATCTTCAATAGACATATCGTCTACGCCGGAGGAGCCGTTGGATTCAACAGAAAAGAAAAATGTTTCTGCTTCAAATCCACATTTAACAGGTGCATCTAAACCTGCTGTTGCTATTTCTTTTGTATTAAAGTTTATCTCAAATAATTCGGCAGGTTGTTCTTTTAACCTTCGTCTGGCTAACTTTTTAAGTTTACTACCTATTTTTTTGATTTGTTGTTTTTTATTTTTACGTTTTGCTAATTTAGATAATTTAGATTCTCCCATATTATCAACGTTTACTTCAGTATCTTTATCTATAACTTGTATTTTTTTATTTTTACCTTGTACTGCTACACTATCCTTTGCTGGTAAATTTCCTACAGTAGAAACTACTGTACCTAATTCGTTTCCTTCTAAGTCAGTAACACTAGAATTTTTTTCTACATCTTTTATTAATTTTTTATCGCCTTTTGGAGTGATAGAATCTTTATCATTTTGCCCAATCATCTGTTCCCCAGAAGGGGTAGGTTTACCTGAGCTTTTATATGAGTATTCCTTTAAAAAATGTTCTAAAGTTTTTACGTCAGTAAACTTCATTTTAACGCCTATTTAATTTAGCAACTCTTTTACTTAAAGAGTTATAACGTTTTGTTCGTCTGGCTTTCTTTGACATTCTTGCACCAAATCTTGCTTTAGTTCTTTTCAAAGCAATTCTTTTTTTATAATCTATCGGTGCATTACATTGGCTAGGATTAGATACTACTCTGCCTTTACGTCTACCGGCAGTACATCTAACTGCACGTTTGATCTTGTTACCTACTTTACGCCATACCATTCTGGCTTCGTAGATAGGCTCATCTGTAAATTCATCTATTCTCATAGTACCTTCATTAATAACCCTACTACAGTAGTCATCAGTGTTGTAAACGTTAATCCAACAATAGCAATTATCCAACTTTCTAGTTTGTCTAATCTTCCCTTTGTTGTTTCTTTAAATTCTCTAAGTTCTGCAGTAATACTTTCTATTCTAAGCATATCTGCTATTATGTGTGCCTCTATGTTACCGCTCTCAACATAAGGTTTTGGTGTAAGTTCCGGTTTTGTTTTTTTAGGCATTGTTTATCTCTATAATAAATCTTGTTTAGTAAATTCCATATTAACTGAACTTTTGGTATCTATTGTTCCTCCGTTCAGTACTATTCCATCTAATTCATCTTTTAGTGTATCTATTGTGTGTACGCCTTCTCTTTCAAAAGCAAATTTAAAAATCCAACCTGCTCCTGTAATACTTGGTGCACCGTAGTTTTCTAATAGATTTTGTCCTATACCATTTAGTGGTACTGGATTATTCATAATAATTGGCTGTGCTCTTAAGCCTATTACTTGAACAACACTTTCAAAATCTTTCTGTGTATTGTCTGCAAAATCACCTGTTCTTGTAATGTCAAGTTTAGTAAATAATGAGTAATATTCTATATTACTTGATAGCACTTCACTGCTACCCATTGCTCCGCTTCTACTTGGTAAACTCATGTGTGTCTCCGTGTCTTTGTACTATTTATCAGGATATCAGATTTTCAGATCAAAAAAAATCCCCAACTAGTGAGGATTTTATTAAGTTAAATTTAACTTAGAATGAGACGTCTGCAATAACGTGTCCTGCTAGGTCACCGTTTGCTAAGTTGTCTGCACCTTCTACAATCATATTAACTGCCGCACCACTTACTGCGCCAACTTTTAATACTGAAAGGTTTAAGTTTTGTACTGAGCTAACTAATGCTGTTAGTTGAGTTGCTGAAATGTTTCCTGATTGTTGAGTAAAACTCTTAAGGAATACGTCTTTTCCAAAAAACTCACCAGCCGCCGCCGCTCTTCTATCTACTTGTGCCATGTTATTCTCCTAATATTTTTTGTACAATATATGTACGTTAATAGTATTTATCAGAAAGTCATAAAAAAAGGCAGTATAAAACTGCCTTCTTTTGTGTAAAACTAAGTCTTAACTAAATGTTACTACTAATGTTGCGCCTGTTAAAGATGGTGTTGCTCCTGCACCTTGTAGTGCAATGTGACATCCGTCACTTGCTACGTCATCTTCGATTGCTACAACGATAAAGCCTTCTGCTTGTGCTTCTGTTGTTACATCTTCAACTGATTTAACTGATACGTCAGTAACTGCCATAATATGAGTAGTTCCTACGAATCCGTTTGCCGCTCTAACTGCCGCGTTTGGGTTTGCTTGTGCCATTATATTCTCCTAATAATTATAGAGTATTATATACTCCGTTACTTTTATTTATCATTTTGATGAACTTTTTGAGTTGCTATTTAGGTCTAAATGTGTTTGTTTTTTTAAAAGTATCATAAGCATCAGGAGATTTAAAGAATTTATAACCGCCTCTGGCAGGTGCAGTAACTGGATCAACTACCTTAGAAACCGCATTTACTCCTTTGCTAAGTGCTTTTTGAACCTTTTTGCCTCCAGGAATAGTATTAGCCGCCCAATTGCCTACTGCCTTTGCCCCTTGGCTAAATTTACTAGAAGGCTTGTCAGTGCTTTGTTTTCTATCAGAGCCATCTCTTTTATAAAGGTACTTGCCTCTTCCTAAACCGAGATTTCCACTATCAGAGGGATTTGTTACCCCGCCTTTTATTGCTGATGCAAACCGTTTTGCTTGGGCATCAAAATCTCTAAGTGCCACTGGGTCAAGATTTCTTTTTCTTAGATTAGATCTTGCTAATTCGTACGCAGAATCAACAGTACCTGTAACATTAAATGCATTTCTAAAAGCATCTGCAAGTGCTTGAGATTCTGGAGAATCAATACCTTTTAGAGCTCGGAATTCGTTATCAGCGGCTCGTTTTTGCTCTGCTTGTTCTTTAGGCGTAAGATCAGCCCAAGTTTCGAATATAATTTCTTTTATAATCATTGCTTTTTTCTTCCACTAGCCCAGTAACCTGCTACTGCGCCTATTCCTGTACCGTACTTTTTATATTTATCAATATCTTTACCTAATTTCTTTGCAACTTTTTTACCTAGATATCTACCTGCGGCCGCACCTGCTACTGTTCCTGCGGCTCTCTTTGTTAAACTTGTTTTAGGTTCTTGATACTTAGAAGGATTATAACCTCTGTATTTTACCATAGTACTTAAAGGACTTACCATTTCACTGCCTCTTCCTAGCCTACGATATTCCTGCAATAATTTTGATACAACTAATTGTCTAGAAGAAAATTTTAAATTACTCCAGTCTGAAATCAATCTTCTCCATTGTTTATACTTAGAATCTGTTATTTTAAGTTGGCTTTCTAATCGCATAAAGTAAGAATTAAATTCAGAACCTTTTATAGAAGATGTTTTAAGTTTCATAAAAAACATATAATGTTTTCTATTATCAAAGTTTAATTTTTTTAAATACTGTTTACTTGTAATAGGATTTTTAAGTGTAATGCTTCTAGTATCTGGGTCTTTTAGGACATGTCCTAATAAATATAGATCTGTTGCGTGACTTCTAAACAATGTATAAGGTCCGTATTGTACTGTTTGTTTCACATATTCTTTTGCATAATCATATTGTTTGTCATCATTTAACATCATAAATGTACTTATAGATGTTAGATAAAATAATTTTGAAATATCTTCACCTGTAAAAGAATTAAAGTTTCGACTTGTTCGATACAACCTTGCTTCTGATATTTCTTGATTAACTAATTTTAAATCCATTTTAGTTTCAGGTATATATGCTGGCAAACTCGTAGTGCCAGTCTTTCTTGCTTTTGCTACCCTATGGTTACCATCTAAAACTGTATGCCCATCTTTATGAACTATAAGAGGGTTACTTAAATCTGATTGCATAAAATGATTCGGATCAGGATTTATTACTCTATTAAAAATATCATCAGTATCTTCATCATCTTTAGCAGGACCCGTAGGTTGTTGTAAATTACTAATATTTACTGTTGCTAATTTCCAATTATTGTTTATAATATATTGATTCATTGGTGCTTCAGGACTGGCGCCGCCTTTGTCCCATTTATGTGCTGTAGCCATTATATTGTATAAATCTAAACCCTTCATTTTCCTGGCATTCCTGTTCCAAAGTTTAGTCTACTAAATTCTAGTCTATCTACTAGTTTTAATGCATTGCCCATTCTGTCTACAGCAACAAATCCTTCTTCGCCTGTTACCTCATATCCATTATCAGTTTCTTTAAATGTAGGTAACTGTCTAATTGTTTCTAATTTTTTTACAATAAGTATTTTAGAATGTATAATTTTTAAATATAAATCATATACACTAACAATACTAGGCACATGCTCTTTAATAAATTTAACACCTTGTACTAACTTATCGTTCATCTCATCTTGCTTTGCCTGTGTCTTATACCCATCTATTTTCTTTTGCATAAATGTAATATATTTTTGTACAAATCCTTGTGCAAATGTTGTAGGCTCGTCAAATGCTCCTGCTCTAATATTGTTATTAACATGAGCCTTTAGTTGCTGTAGGAAGTCTTTACCTATTAAATCGTTACCTTGTTCTAACCAACTAAATGTTGCAGAATCTATTGTTTTTAAATATGCATCTGCCTCTCTAATAGCACCCATAACTTCTTCGCTTTCGTTATTAGTTAAAGTTACGACTCCGGAAAAGTCTTTAATTAAGGCATCTCTATGCCATACTTTAGAACTTTGACCTAGTACATTACTATCAAAGCCGTATTTAGCCCTAGTATCGGCTAATGTAGGCCCTCCTACATACTCTGTATGCCATACTATGCCAATGTCTGCACTAATAATTTGCTTTGCTAAATCACTATCTGAGGGCACAGCATAAACAATAGTATTAGGTTTGAAGATAATAACTTCATCTCCGTCTATATTTGTTTTCTGTAAATCTTCTTTAGAAAATAACATATCACCTTGTGCAACTGTATTCCAATTTAATGTGCTAAGAGTCTTCAAAGCAAGTTTTAATTTTTGTTGTAGTCCTTCACCAGGATGATTTACTTCTATATCTTTTTCTGTAAAGTTTATTTTAGGTTTTAGTGCAAATACACCTTTAGTACCTACAAAAAATTTACCTGTTTCTGGATCTCTACCTGCTATGATGGCAGGTGCTCCGTCCCATTTAGTTGTCATACTTACAGGACTTTCTGAGTTGCCTTCTAACATTTCGTGTAAACTGAATAGATAATTAATTGCTTCTTTGGCACCCTGATAACCTTTATTAAAAATATTATCTTCCAGATGCTCTAAATGAGTATTTTTATTTTCTGCTTCTAATATAATTTCTTTAACGAAACTAGTTGAGATATCTGAAAATTTCATTTATCTTATTTCTTATCTTGTTCTTTATGGTATCCTACCACTAATTTAGCAGGACTAATAGGATATGTAGTATTTTGTTTTTTACTTTTAACTTGTACAGTTTGTTTCTTTTTTGTTAAGTTCTTAAAATCCTTTCCTGTATATCTATCCTGTAGTATAACATCAACAGGTTGTCCTTTTTTATTAATAAAATGCATCTCTAAATTTTTAGGATAAACTGTATCATCTGCCATTTGTCCAAATGCTGAACCAATAGCTCTACCTATTTTATTACCAAATCCAACATCTCCGCCGGCCTTTACATCAGAACCTATACCTCCTAAAAATCCACTGCCAAATTTAGTTTTAGGTTTGTCATTTACATTTGGGCTTTTAAAATTTTTGCTACCACGGCCTTTTCAAACCTTTTTTTAAA